CGGTTACGGGAGCGTTTGACTTGACCCTCTACTCAACTGCGGGTTCAGTCAATATCCAGGGCGGGGAAGCGGCAGTCAATGCCATCTACCTGAATGCTTCTAATGCAGCCGGTGGTATTGACGTAAACGCTGGCACTGGTGGGGTCACGATTGACACCACGGATGGTGGTGGAATCTCGATTGATGCTATCGGGGCACCGTCAAACTTCAGCCTGGCTTCGACTGCGGATGCAGATGACTTGACTGTTGCGGTCACGGGAACCAACAACTCCAGCCTCGTGCTGTCATCTACTGGAACTGGAGTGGATGCGGTCAAGATCATTGGTTTGGCAGCGGCAAGCACTGGTGGTGTTGATATTGATTCTGGCACGGGTGGAATCACAATTGATTCTACTGGGGCAGTCAGCATTGACTCCGCCGCAGCTTCCAATTTCACGGTTACGGGAGCGTTTGATCTGACCCTCTACTCAACTGTGGGTTCGGTCAACATCCAGGGTGGTGAGGCAGCGGTTAATGCCATCTACCTGAATGCATCCAACGCAGCCGGTGGGGTGGACATTGATACTGGCACAGGTGGTTTCGCATTGGACACTGCTGGTGGTCCGATTGCACTTACCACAGGTGTTGCTGGGGACATTACACTGGCATCAGTAGAATCTGTTATTGTGACAGGCTCTGCTTTCACAGCCGACGTGACTGGGGTCATTCAGCTTGATGCTGCTGGTGCCTCGTACTTCCATGTGACGGGTGCTGACCTTTCTTTGTACACGGAAACCTCTGGTGATGTGTACGCGACTGCCGCAGGTGCTTTGGTGCTCACTGGGTCCGGGTCTGGCGTTATCATGCAGGCAACTGTCGGGGATATCACGTTGGATACCCAGGATGGTGGTGCAATAAGTATTGACGCCATTGGGGCACCGTCCAACATCACGCTCACAGCGACTGCGGATGCGGACGACTTGACCATCGCGGTTGCTGGAGACTTCAATGCCAGCCTCGTGCTTACATCGAGTGGGACCGGGGTTGATGCAGTAGCAATTACGGCAACTGCTGCATCGGGCGGCATTGATGTCAATGCTGGTACCAACGGGATCACGGTTGACACCACGGGGGCAATCAGCCTCGATTCCGCGGCAGCCTCCAACTTCACGGTTACGGGAGCGTTTGATCTGACGCTCTACACAACCCTGGGGTCGGTTGTCGTTCAGGGCGGTGAATCGGCGGCGGATGCAGTTCGCATCAACGCAAGTGGTGCAAATGGTGGTGTTGACATCGACTCTTTGCTCGGTGGCATCACGGTGGACTCCACTGGGGCAATCAGCCTCGATTCCACAGCGGCTTCCAACTTCACGGTTACGGGAGCCGTGGACCTGACCCTTTCTTCGTCTGCTGGCTCTGTGCTTGTCCAGGGTGGTGAAGCAGCTGTAGACGCGGTGACAATCAGTTCAACCAACGCAGCTGGTGGTGTCGATATCAACGCTGGCACGGGCGGCTTGACTCTCGATACAACAGACGGTGGCGCAATCTCGATTGACGCCATCGGTGCTCCTTCGAACCTGACCTTGGCAGCAACTGCGGATGCCGACGATCTGACCATCGCAGTAACTGGTGCCTACAATGCCAGCCTCGTGCTGTCATCGTCAGGAACTGGTGCAGACGCGGTTCAGGTCAAGGCAACTGCGGGAAGTATGGAGATCCTGGCAGAGGCGGGCTACATCACGACCTACACGGCAACGGCAGGTGAAACTCTCGCTGCTGGTAACATCGTGTGCATTGACAACGCGGCGGGTTCGCCCAAGGCATACAAGGCGGAAGCGGATCATGCAAACGCTCCGCGCAAGAATGTCATGGGTATCTGCGTGGTCGGTGGAAGCGCAGACGCAACTGTCAAGATCATGAACTTCTTCGGTTCCAAGGCTGTCTTGAGCACAGACCTGGCAGCACTGACTCCAGGTGTGGTTCTTTACCTGGATACGGCAACGGCAGGTGGCGTCACAAATGTGGCTCCTTCTGCTTCTGGTTCAGTGGTCTTCCGTGTTGGGTTTGTCTATGATTCGACAGCGGACTCGATCATCTACCAGCCTCAGTACATCGCCACCAACGCCTAATCTGGCAGTTTCTAACAGGTGGGGGGATCTCTTGATTCCCCCACCCTCTCTCGGTGGTATTCTGTCTATCAGCATGTCCTTTCGGGAGGGCACATGTCTGAACCACTACTAGATCAACCCCGTCAGGTCCGAATGGGAGTCGGGGAGGCCATCAAACGGCTTCTGACCGTAGAGTTTAGATACCGTCAGGGGACTGCGGCACTCCCAGAGGCAATGATTCAGGAACGGGATATGATTATCTCCGCCCTCAATCAGTTCGAGTTGAACCTCGGGTTTGACTGCAATTCAGACGGGGTGCCCGACACGGTCGAGATTTTCGAGCAATCAGCAATGACTTCGTGTTGTAGGTTGCTCCCCACGGGTAAGATCCCAGCGGAAACAAGCCGGAAAGCCCCGGTTAAGAGGAAAGCAACCGGGGTAAAACAGACAGAGCCTGAATCGCCCGTGTTGCCAGACTTGGCTCAAGAACCAAAACCGTCTTTGGTCAAGGAAACCAAGCCAGAACGTGGCTTGAGGACTCTGTTCGGGCGAAAAAAGAAAGGAACGTGATGGTGATGGATGCCTTGCTGACTCTGCCCCCGTGGCAAATGCTCCTGGTAGTCTATGCCGTCACTTTCGGACTCCAGAACAAATGTACTTTCCTGTACGGGATCTCAGACTTTACGGACAGGTTGCTCCGTTGCACCTACTGTCTAGGGACACATGGTGGCTGGCTGTCTTGGCTGGCTGTTTTTGGAATGACGGGGGAGCTTCCACTACCGACCTGGTGGCAGAACGGGCTGAGCTTCGTGGTCTGGGCATTGTGTGGGGCAGCTTTCAGTTATGCTCTTGATGCGGGTATCCGATGGCTTGAGAGCCACACACCAGAGGCAAACAACGAATGAGTGCCAAGAAAGAATGCAAGATACATCTGCCCCCAAGTCGTAAGGTGGGGGTGTTTGCCAATGCTTTCCGGGTTCTCCCTGATTCGGGGGATGAGATCCTATTGGACTTCTGTATCTTCTCTCAACAGGAACAGCAGGCTGATGTGGTAGCCCGTATCCGTATTCATAAGAGCTTTCTACGGCCTGTGCGGGACAGACTTAACGCATCTTTGGGTGAAGGACAGGGGCCAGTAACGGATCCTTCATTGGCTCGGCCCCCAGCAGAAACGATGAACTAAAGATGCCTGTTGCACGAGCACCTTTTGCAACGAACTTCACCCCGTTGGTCTATACCGGGGTCTTGGTTCCGATAGGTGTGGGCTATGCGGCTGGATTGGCAGTAGCCATTGTGCGGGTAGCCGGGGAGTTCAAGTATCTTCCGTGTGGGGCTTTACCCGCGAACCATCCGGGTCATTTCACGGGTTTCCTGTCCATGGCTGCAACTGAAGGGAGAGGGGCTTTGGTCACTGTGGGACGCGGGTCCCGTGTGACTCCCATTGTAGAGAATGGGAGTCCTATGGTCCCGGAGTCCCCTGTTTTTCTGTCAGTGACCCCAGGGAAAGTGACCCAAACACCTGTAGATCCCATGGCACACCCCGGAGCTACACATCTGTGGTTGGGTGCTGCAATTAGTGAAACCGAGATGGTTCTTTTGACGGATGCCCCTATTCGGTTTGGGGGCTGAGAAAAGGCTTTGCAAGGAGTGATCCGTGCCCGATGAGTGTAAAGTCTTGATCCCCCCCGGTTTGGAAACCGGAGAGTATGCAAATGCTTTCCGTGTAGTCCATGATGGGGGGACCGATTGGTTTCTGGATTTTCTGGTCGTGACTCGGGCTGAACAAGTGGCCCGGCTAGTGGCTCGTGTGCGGGTTCAACAGATGTTTCTGGACCCGATCCGAGATCGTTTGGCCGAGACATCCAGAGCTTTGACTGATGGTGGGGTTGTTCCGGTGATGCCTGTCGCCGAGGGCCTTCATTGAACCGGAGAAACCGTAAATGGCTGTAGCTTTCACACCGGGACAAACTATTGGCCGAGGGGATCTCGACATCTTCCTCTCTAACACTCAGGGGGCTGTTGCCAATGCCGCTGAGATCTTCTATGCCCTCTACTATGTGGATCCCGGTCCTCCTGAAGTAGAGGCGCTCATCGGAGATGCCCAACGAATCCCAGTCAACCCCCAGGTCGGGGAATACTATGCTTCTCTGATGGTACCCCCCGGAGCAACTCCAGGCACTTACAGAATCCGTTGGACCTTCCGGGAACTGGTCAACTCACCCCAACAACAGGTGGTCCAAGAGTTCGCGGTCGTGACCACTACAGCTATCGTGACACCAGGGTTTTCTGCTGCCCAACTGGCCATGATCCAGAGTTTGCGAAGACTTCTTCGTGATCAAAACCCAGACAAGTTCTATCACTTTCGTCCCCCTGAGTTCGAGGGGGACATTGGGCAATACAACAGAATCTTCGGGCAAATCTGGGAAGATGATGAGCTTTTGGAGTACCTTCTCCGGTCACTCGACTTCTTCAATGCGGCTCCCCCATTCACCCAACATGCCGTGCCTGACATCGACCGGCTCGTTTCAGATATGCCTGCCTGGCGAACAGGGATCCTTTGGGGAGCCATCACCCATGCTTGTTTTGCCCTGGCCGCCAATTGGGTCGCCGATGAGTTTGACTACTCCATAGGTGGAGTGAGCCTTTCCATCGAGAAAGGCTCGAAGTACGAATCCTTGAAACAGAATGCTGAGGGCCAGTTCGATAAGGCCACCGAGTTCAAAGCACGTACAGTCAAGTTCATGCGAGGATTGCAGCAGCCACGCTTCGGGATCGGTGTTCGCTCGGCCTTTGGCCCGTTTACGGGTCGAGGTGTGCTTGGACCCCGTAATTTCGTGTGAAGTCCTTGATGTTGTTCACTGTCTCATTCTTTGGGAATCCGAGATCAAGGGTCATCCGGCTCGTGTTGCGGAGCGGCTGATCCGGTTCTTGGAGTTTTGCGCCTAGAATTGGTCTTAAGGGCTTTCCATAAAGCCTCTGCGGCATTGAACACGGTGACGGAGGGGTAGAGTTTTTCAGTACAATCGACTTTGCTTTCCCACGTTTTCCAGGCGACCTTCAGTTTCTCGGCGGCCTCTGCAATCACTTGCAGTCGTGTATTTTCTCGGTTCGGTTTGGATATCATGTAGCCCCCAACCCCTTTACCCTAGAACCCGTGAGCGTAGTAACCCTCACTGTACAGGAGAGCCATCCCCTCCCGGTCCATCCGAGAGTCCACGATGTCTCCTATGAAAGTCATGGCTTCTGCCACGTCATCCGCGATGGCCACCGGGACTTGGGCTGATGTTGGCCCCTTGGGGCGGGTGGGGTCCAGGGGGTGGACATGGTCCTGATAGAGTTTCCGCAGTTCTTCCGCTCGTTTGTTGCTGGGGATCTCGGTCGGCACGGTGATCGAGATGCCGCCCACGTTTACGGTCTGAGTAGGGTACGGGGTCGAGTTCATTTTGTTTCCCTTCTGCACCTACTACGCGGCAGGAGTGACGGCTAAGCCCAGGCCAAGTTTGGGCCTGGGCTCAAATCACTTCCGTCTAAATCGGGTATGGTCCTTCACGGGGTGGTTTTCTCCGTGGGGGTTGTTGCCATGATTCTATTGAAGCCTTCAGCTACTATCGAGGCCATGCCCGAGGGGAAACAGATCCTGGAAACCATCGAGCGGGCTGCCCGTACTTGCTACAAGTCAGAACCCCAAGGGGATCCAGCCGGGTTTGTTCGGAAGCTCCTCAATATGAAACACGAATCTACCATTGAGCATGTCTCGGCCACGGTCAGGTTTGTGGTTGACCGCGGGGTCAGTCACGAGCTTGTGAGACACAGATTGGCTTCTTTTTCACAGGAGTCAACCCGGTACTGTGACTACACCCGAGAGGACAAGTCTCAAGGGCACTGTCAATTCATCATTCCGCCTTGGTGTAGCCTGGAGCCGGGGGTCTATGACCAATGTCGGAGATCCGAGGATGACGGCTGGGACTTCAAACGTGATGGTGAATGGATCTGGTCTCGGGCTAAAAAACCACCCGAATGGTCCGTGGCCTTGGACTATTGGCTTTTTGCCATGTCCGAAGCCGAAACCAAGTACAAGGCTCTCCGGCAGCAAGGCTGGTCCCCCCAGCAAGCTAGGTCAGTGCTTCCCAACAGCACCAAGACCGAGATTGTGGTTACGGCAAATTTGCGGGAGTGGCGGCACATCTTGCGTTTACGAACCTCGAAAGCCGCTCATCCTCAGATGCAGGAAGTGATGATCCCGCTCCTGTCGGAGTTCAAGCAGCGTGTTCCCGTGCTGTTCGAGGACATTCGGACGGAAGCCTGATTTTAGGGTGGCTTGCCCGTTTCTGTCCACCACCAATCAACTACAGCCAGGTCAAGCTGTTCGTAGATGTCAGTAGGCAGTTCGGCCAAGCTGTCATAGGAGAACCACTCACCTTTGTCTGGCCCCAGGATGCGCCCCCGTCGGAGTTGGTGGTGTAGGAACCGTTCTAGTTGGCCCTTGCCGGGGAGAATCAGCACGAGCCTGAGTCGGTAGGGGGAACCTGTTTGAAGCTGTCTCAGACGTTCCTGGGGGTCTTGGGAACGACCAATCTTGATGGCTCCGTTCTGGTCACTTTGGATCAGATAGAGGTGGTCCGTGTCAGTCAGGGCCATGGCCTAACCATACCCGGTTTCTATTCTATTGATCTTCCCGGGGTGAACCCCAGGAGGGAAATATGATTCAGAACCCCAAGAGAGCCGGATGCGAGAAACTCCCTGATGGACCGATGAGGGATAACTGCGAGAAGAAGAAGGAAGAGGGGGCTGAAGCCAAGGAAGCCTCTGATTCCATTATATGGGCAGTTTCTGAGGAGGAATTCGAGCAGGCGGTTCGGAGCTTTGCCCATAAGGCAAAGGCTAGTGCGGTTACTGGTCCCGGGATGCATGTTGGGATGCACGTCTACTGGCATAACCTGACAGAAGCTCCTGGGGGTCGGTTCTCATTCAACATCATGTGTCTCTACAAACATTTCTTCAGTGGTCATGCCTCTTTTGGGATCTACACTGCGTTCAACAACAAGAGTCAGAATGCGTTGTTGACCAAGGAGTTCTACGGTACTGATGTGCAGATCCAGTTCAAGAAATTTCAGAAACGGCTTGATTGGACGGTAAGGGCCATTCCCCAGATGTTGGCCAAGGGTCTTTTGGAAGAGAAAGGCGGGGGGGACAATGATCTCCGTGCAGCCACCATCAAGTTGGCCCATGTTCAGCCCGGTCTTCGTCCGTATCTCGTTCCAGCCCTTCGGAGAGCCTTCTGTGGCTGTCCCAAGTGTGCCGCCGGAACTACCAAGGAGGAATGGGAGGCCGCTCTCAAGACTGACGAGGCTTTGGCGAAACGGATCAAGGCAGACATAGAGAAACTTCAACGGGGGGAGAAGGTCGAGAATCTTTCTCTTGAGGGGGCCAAGGCGGTTCTGAAAGGAGTCACTGAGGTCATCAACAACAAGAAGCGGCTCCTTTCGAAACTTGGGTGTGATGAGATTGAGGCTGGACGCGAACATGGGGAGCACGGGAAAGGTTATGGGATGTCCGGGCCGGATGTCCGTGGACCTGGCAAGTGGCAGCCCAAACCCAAGGGCAAATGCTATTACGAGACCGGGGATGAGGGAGATCGGTGCTATGTGACCCAACATGGTGGCCCTGGGGGCCAGAAGAAGCCCGGCCCGTCCACAAAACCTGGTGACTGGAAGGATTACGAAGGGCAACGGTGGGAGTAGCCGGGTAGAGTGATCCCAGCCCCGTCATGGGGTTTCGGGTCAGACGATGCCTTCTTCCTGGTGGTATGTCTACGTTATCCAGAGTCAACTCACTCGACGGGGTCGTTTCGGTCGCCCTCTGCCCGGTTTCTGTTATGTCGGTTGCACAACGGATCCAGCCCGACGGCTAAAACAGCACAATGGGGATCTGGTTGGAGGTGGTCGGTACACATCCAACCATAGGCCCTGGCAACCCCTAGCTCTTTACGGACCCTATCAGACCAAGTCAGATGCCTTGAGGGCCGAGTATGCCTTGAAACATGGGCGGAGGGGTGAAGGTCGTGCTCGATGGACCGAGGGGGATTCCAAGTGGTGTAGGGGGCCAGGGCCAGCCCATCCGTGGGTACAGAACCCTGCTTGGCAACCGCCTGAAATTTTGGCCGCGGACCTGTTGATTTAGACTTTGACGTGGATGACTGCGGCGACCTGGATCCCTTTATCGGAGGAAGCCATGTATATCTGCACCGTTCCCCAGACGTAGTCCGTGTGCCGGTCGCCAAATTCGCCGGGTCCGAACACCCTCCAGATGGCCTCAAAGCCGTGGCGGTAGGGCGAGGGCGGCCCGCTAGCCGGGTCCACAGTGTCGAACTGAATCTTCGTGAAGTCGAAGAGATCCGTCAGGTAACCCGCCTTTGCCATCGCGGCCTTGATTTGTTTAGCCGTGACCAGAGCTTCGGTTTTACCGAATAGGGGGAGCGTCAGTGAACCTGCGACCTTGGTCTGTTTGGCGGATCTCAGAACGGGTAGGATCTCGGCTCGGAGTTCGGGTTTCTCATGTGCCAGCCGGATGAGTTCTTTACGGAGTCTTGAATCGTTCATGGGATCCCTCTGTTACTCTGGACTCAGTAATCGACAGCCCCATTCACACGGCCATATAGAAGGATTCGTGTACCTTTTTGACTTAGCTAGTTCACATTTCGGGTAGAGTAAGCAGGCCATAACCGTTATGGCCTGGAGACCCCGTGTTCTATTTGCTTGATCTTCACGGATTGGGTGGATAACTTATCCGGTGAAGATGAGTCGGTCACGGTGTTCTAACCAGGGAAAGGACAGAGAGCCATGTTGAACCTGATACCTACGGTCTACGGTCGGTTTGCTTTCGGAATTGGGGCGGGCATCCTGATGCTGTTCGCCGCCATCTTTGTCCTGGAACAGTGGGAGAAGGCACTCTTGAAAGTGAGACGGTCGAGTGATCCCGATTCCGGGACAAACACCACTTTCTTTCTCAAAAAGACTGTTCGTGTCTTTTTCCGGCCTTGTGTCCTCACACTGTTGTGGTTCACGGCACCCCTCCTGTTGATGCTTGGTCCCACCCTTGGGGCACCTGGACCGGATCTTCATGCTGCTCAGCCCGTCCGACAGGACTTCGTGGATGCCCTCCACAAGGCTGAGGAGGCCGTCAAGCCACAGACCCCACAGGAACGACTAGAGGAACGGGAAACCAAACAGGAAGAGAAACGAGCGGCTGAAACCGAAGCCGTTGAGGATCGGGATCAGAAGGTACTTGAGGGTGTGGAAAGTTTCCGCACCCGTATGCTCAATCCGGACATCCAAGACTGAAGGAGATCCTCATGCGCCGGTTCTTGTTGGTGCTTCTTGTTCTGTCTGCTTGTACTGAAGCCGTACCCGCAGGGCACATCGGTAGAACGTGGGAGGCTAGTGGATTTACGGAAGACCTGCTCCAGCCGGGACGGCACGATTGCTGGGGCCGATGCCGCCTCTACTTGTTCGAAGCCACGGACCAGGCTTTCGAGATCCCACAGCAAGAAATCCTGTGTGCCGACAACCTGAACTTCAAGTTCTCGGTCAACATCTTAGTTGGTCCCGCTGTCGGGAACAAGGCGGCGATCAAGGAGGTTTTCGTCAAGTTGTCACCCGCTGACATACCAGGCAAACGGTTCACAGTCAAGCAACTGTTCGAGATGTACGTCCAGCCAGTGGCGGTTGAGAAGGAACATTCCGTTGTCTCAGCCTACAAGACTTCGGAGATTGTTGAGAAGCGGGCAAAGATCATTCAAGAGTATGTGGCCGCCGTGAGGGATGCTACGAAGGATTCCGTGCTGGAGGTCAAGAGAATCTCCATTGGCAACTTTGACTTCCCCGATATCGTAACTCAGGCACAGGAAGCCAAGGCCAAAGCAGCCGTCGAAATCGAAACCGCCCGCAACGAGGCTCAGAAGAGAGTGGAAATGGCACAGGCAGATGTCGAACTTGCGGGGATTCACTACAAGAAGGAGATGATCGAAGCCCAGATGGTCGCGGATTACAACAAGCTCATCGGGGCTTCAATCAGCCCTCAATATCTTGCCTACAAGCAACTGGAGACCATGTCCCATGCGGCAGATGGGGACAACAACATGATTTTCATCCCCTACACGGAGACCGCAAACGGGCAGTTGCAGTTCAATCAGTGGACGAAACCCGAAGCTTTGTTGGACGCCGCACTTCTCGCCAAGGTGAACCAACTCAAGCACGAGGCCGAGTCAAAAGGTGGACTCCCGTTCGGAATCAAGGTGCCTGAGTCAAAGTAGTCTCCTGCCCAGCCAGTCCCGACCCCTTCGCTGAATTCGTCTATAATCCTTGAAGGGGGGAGGGGTCGGTCATGAAACTCATGGACATGTTATTCAAGATTCTGTCCGTGTTGGTCATCCCCTTGCTTCTATGGGGGATCAGCTTAGAAGTTCGGTTGGCTGTTCAGAAAACCGAGATGGCTCAGATGAAACAGGACTTGGCTGCTACTGAAAATGTCAAGGCGGCAGTTCAAGCGGGTGCCTTGGCCCTTGTTCGACTGGAGGAACAGATACATGCCATCAACACCAACCTCACCGAAATCAAGGGGCTTCTGCCTCGATAGGCTGCTCTTGATCCTTGGTTTGGGGCTGCTTGGGGGGATAACCTGGTTTGTCCGATTCTCTCTGTCTGAATACCCGTCCAAGTCCTCGAAACCCCTCCCAATGATTGATGCAACTCCAGGATCAGTGACTGTTTCGGATGTACCGGTGATTACTGAGGTTGATGCACAGGATTCGGTCCAGTTGGTTGTGAATCAGGCAGCCCAACAGGTTCAGCAGATCCAACAAGAGGCGGTCCAAAAAGAGCCAGAAGTTCAGGCTATTGCTCAGGAGGTGCGAGCCATACGCACTTCTCTGATCGAGAGTCGTTTTCAAGAGTTGGACAACCAGGCCAAAAAATATCTGTGGGCAGCGCAGCCCCCAGATGAACAGGATCCAGTCTATGAGACCTACCAGGAATGGTTGTATCTCAAGGCCCGTCGAGAGAAACGACACCATCTCCTCGGATGGGGTAAGGGGGGTGGCCTGAAGGTCTCTCCGCCGGAAGCAGAGGCACCCCCTGCTCCGGATCCTGGTTATCAACCCGATTGGGTAGCTGAATGATGCCCCAGTCAGAAAGACCCGAAGAAGGGTAGAATGAGGCACCCCTACGTCAGGGGAGGAGAAAAAACGAAGATGGACGACACGACCAAGACACTTGGCAATGAAGATGCGGCTCCTGAAACGCTTCCCACGGGCGAGCCTGAAGTGGCTGGGGAAGCACCTCCCGAGGATCCCAATGTCATCGGGAACCTGGAAATCAATGAGATTCAACAACTCAACTTCTTGCGGCAACAGAGCACCCAGGTCACGCTTCAGATTGGCCAACTGGAAATCCAGAAGGCAGGTTTGATTGGACGCCTGGGAGAGTTCGAGCGACAGGCCCATGAGGCCATGCAGGTGGTCGGGAAACGTCTGGGTATCTCAGACGGGGCACAATGGCAGGTGGGGATTGATGGCAAGATCCGTCTCCTGGCATCCCCGGAACAGAAGGGTGCCCCTGTTCAGGGAGTCAAGAAGCCTGCTCGTCTGGGTCTCGTAGGACCGGACGGCAAAGAGCTTCCGGTTTCCTAGAGGAGCCTTTTATGGCCGCCGGATGGGATTCAGGACCAACCGATCAACCGATATCTCCTTCCAATGGGACGGTCATCAATCCGTTTATGATCGGGGTGTTGGACCTACATTGGGACAATCCTGCTGTCCTTGCTCGAAATGCCGGGTTCGTAGTTGTTGGGGTGAACGTCTATCGGTCCGATGTGAGCGACCGTGGACCCTATTTCCGACTCAACGACTTCCCCATTGGGGGAACCTACTGGCGAGATCGTACAGACAACGTACTCGTTCAGGAAACAATAGATTGGAACACAGCCTGGCTTTCCAAGGGAGATGGGGTCAACACCCGTCGTTGGGTGTTTCGGACACAACACCCCATCGTGAAAGCCCGTCCCCAGGGGCCGTATGGACAACCCACGGTTGCAAACTCCCCTGTTGATGTGGAAGTCTATATCAACGGGATCCTGGTTCAGGTTTCGGAGGTTTTCGGGTCTGGGGGTGAGGTGACTCTCATCAATTTGCCTACCTTCGACCAGGCCACAGAGAAATCCGAACCAGCCCTGCTCCCGACAGCAACCGCGTCTGTGATCATCAACTACTATGCAAACCGAAACCATGTCCGGTCTGGGCTGGATGCGACCATCCACTACCGACTGGCCACGGTGGTCATAGATGCCACAACCCCCAGTGGCTATCGTGAAACCGATCTAGCCTATTGTGAACCTCTGTCTTCGGCTTCGGTAGAGCGACTTGACTACATCTGGCGGGAGGCAGTTCGGCGGAACCAATGGATCCTTCAACAGGGTGGGGAACGGGTCAAGAACTTCATCCGAAAGTTGGCAGGGGTTCCTTGCACTTGCGGGATGGATGCCAGAATCAAAGAGTTTGGGGGGCAGCCCTCGAACCGTTGTTTGACATGTTTTGTTCCTGGGACCCTTGTTCGGACAGAATCCGGGTATCAACCCATTGAGTCAGTACGGGTTGGTGAACGGGTCTTGACTCAGGACGGTACTTTCCGGGAGGTGACCAAGACTTTTGCATCAGATTTCAGGGGGGACCTGGTTTCTATACTGCCCTCTGTGGCAACCCGACCCATTTTGGCGACTTCGGAGCACCCGTTCTTGGTGTTGAAAGGGGCACATCAGAAGCAAATTCGGCGGCCTTGTGGTCCGAAGTGCAATACCTACATCTCTGATGGGGATGGGTTGTATACAGCGGGTAGTGTCCGGTTGCTCCCTAGCGGTCGGTGGGGGGCACGGGTTCAAGTGAATGGGGGCCGGGGTCAAGGTAGAAAGGCGCTTGGGACTTATGATTCGGAGGCGACAGCCCAGCAGGCTATCCAGACTTACCTAAAAGGTGAGGCGGAATCAGGGCATGTCCTCCAATGGGATGGTGCTGAGGGTCTTTCTTCAGGGAACTGGCTTGTGGCACAATGGGATCAGCAGATCCAAAACCTTACGGAAGTACGAATCCCCCCCGAGTTTCTCAAAGCCGCTCATCCCGGAATGCCCCGGCTTGGTCCTGACCGTTTCGAGGTTGATGAAGATTTCCTTTGGATGGTGGGTTTATATCTGGCGGATGGCAGTAAAGGGAGCCGCGATCTCCGATTTTCCCTCCACCGTGAAGAAAAAACCATTCAGGATCGACTAATGGATCTGTTCCAGCGATGGGGTTACCATCCTGTGATTGGAACCAGGCCCGGCAACGGAGTCGATGTCAGGGTGTCGAGCACCACATTGGCTGAATGGTTTCCCCATTGGTTGGGTTCCAGGTGCTTCAATAAGCGTATCCCTGAAGACTTGATGCACTTGCCCCCAGAGAAAGCATGGGCGCTTTTGCGAGGTGTTTGGGATGGAGATGGCTCCAAAACAGACAACGAGATCACGCAGACTTCCGAAGTGTTGGCCCTTCAGATTGCGGAGTTGCTGCATCGGGTTGGGGAACAACCGCTGATCCGCAGGCAACAGGCTGAAAGCCTGACCCCCAAAGGGAATAAACGACGATTGGCTTTCTGTGTGAGTTGGGCGGAGCCTGCGTCAAAGCATGTCAATCGGAAGGGTCGTTGGGTGTTTGGGGACGTTCTCCTAACTCAGATTCGGAAGACTTATCGTGTCCCCTATATAGGTAAGGTTCATAACTTAAAGGTCGAAGGGAACCACACCTATGTTGTCCAGGGGGTGATTACACACAACTGCTACGGTACCGGATACGTTGGGGGGTTCGAAGGCCCTTACGATATCACCATTGCTCCCGACGATGCTGAGCGCCGAATCTCCCAGTCTCCTTTTGGGCGACGAAAAGAACACACCTATGAGGTGTGGACCGGGCCAAGCCCGCTAGTCACCCAACGGGATTTCATCGTCAAACAGACCAATGAGAGATACTCCATCGGTCCCGTTCGTCGCCCGAGTAACCGAGGGAACATTCTGCAACAGCATTTCACCATTGCCTACTTTGATGAGCAGGACATTCGTTATCAGGTGCCCATCGAGGGAGTTGATTCCTTGGTTATCCCACAAACACGCTATGGCTTCCGACACGCACCGTCCATACCCGTAGATGGTGGCACTCCTGGTTATGCTCCGTACCCGCTGGGTCCAGAGAATCAGATGCCCATGCAAACCGAGAAAGCCGGATGGCCAGATGAGGTTCAGCAAAGAGGACGAACCCCGGTTTGGGAGAATCAAAACGAATAGTCAGGGTTCAGAATGTCTAGTGTCAAGGTTAGGGTCAGGGGCAGTTATGGTGGGCCTTGGGGCAAGAAAACCGGGTCCGAGGTCTCTCCCAAGTTTCTTCAGAAGATGGCCCGGTGTATTGTTCGCATCATGTCCAGGGAGGCCCGTAAGGATTTTGCCAGACGGGGTTGGTCTGGCCGGGATCCAAAGGGTGGGCCTGACATTGGGAAGTCTTTCGGGTACAAGCTCTTGGGCAAGAGTACCATTGAGGTCACCTGTTCCTTCTGGGGGATTGCCGAGATGGTCAGTGGCGACATCCCCGAACGGCGAATGGTGTGGCTGACACAGGAAGCCAAGGATAAGAGTCCCTCTCAGTACACCCTGACCGATGAAGAACGAAAGCGGGGCATGAAGGCAACCGGTCGGATGTCTGAAGGAAAAAGGCTCCCTTTGGTGGTCCCTCTGAAGGGAGATGGTGGCCAGGTGATTTTTCGTGTGGCCCCACTGACAACTCAAGAGGCTTGGATTCATCCGGGGATTGCCAAACACACGTTCATTGAGCGAGCGATGAGACAAGCCCGAGAGGAATGTGTCCAGATGATGACCCAGGAAGTGTTGGGTCAAATGTCAGGAGCAGAGACGTGATTGAGGGTGAGATCCGGTGTGTCTGCCTACGAGTTCAGATCAACGATCTGAATCTGGTCATGGAAAAAGGAGATGTGGTGTATCTCCCGGCTACAAGGGTCATGGCTTCCCAAGATCTCATGCGTTTACGAGCCGGAGTCGATGTTCGGTTTGTTAGACGGTGCCGGGAAGAACGTGCTCCTGGTCCCCCGGTGGATGTGATCCGGCCCGAGCCAACTCCGATCTTTTGGCAACCCCCATTACCACCACCAGTGGAAGCCAAGATCGATTTGGATGTTTTAGCTGAGAAAGTGGCTGCCCGAATGCCTCGGGTGGACACAGGTACTCTCCAACAACTGATTCAGATGATCACTGGGGGTTCTTCATTGAGGGTCTCCTCCGAACCCCAGTTCATCCCTGAGATGGGAGCCTTACCTGCGGCGGACGTGGTCGTCTCGGAACAGAAGGCAGAGGGTGGTACAGTAGAGATCGCCGTGAAGGCCCTCAAGAAGGCCCGAAAGACCGGCAAAAAGACGGAGGGGTGATGGCCAAGGAGAAAAATGTGGCAGGGGTTGGGCTAGATATTGGCACTATGAATGTGGTTGCAGCCCGACGTTCTGATAAAGGTGTTGAAACCAAACGGATGCGTGACCTGTTTCTGGATCTGCCCGTCTCAGCCAAGAAGATGCTCAAGATTTCGGACACCTCTTTCGTGGAACGTGCTCGGGATGTCTTGATCTTGGGGGATGCGGCCCTGGAGGTAGCTAATGTGTTTGGGCGGGAGCCACGCCGACCTTTGGCTGCGGGTTTGATCTCCTCGAAAGAGACCGACAGTCTGGAGGTTCTAGGTTTGCTGATCCGGGCTGTTCTGGGAGAGCCCGTGGTAGAAAACGAGCCCTGTGTCTTCTCAGTACCTGCTCAACCCATAGATGCTGACCGGGATGTTATCTATCACCAGAAGACCTTCGAGGGGATCCTACGAAAGTTGGGATATGTCCCTGAAGCCAGCACTGAGGGGATGGGTATAGTGTTCTCCGAGTGTGCCGAGGACAAGTTCTCGGGGCTGTGCTTGTCTATGGGATCTGGCATGGTGAATGTGGCTTTGGGGATCAACACCCTGCCAGGCATCGTATTTTCGATTTCCCGTGGCGGGGACTGGATCGATCAACGAGCGGCTGAGTCCGTGGGTTCTACAAAAGCTCGGATGTGTGCTCTCAAGGAAGCGGGTATTGATCTGACCCAACCCAAAGACCGAAACGAACAGGCCATTGTGTTCTACTACGAAGCTCTCATTGACTATGCCCTAGAACAGGTGGCCACTCGGTTTCGGGCCGCCGGGAACCAGTTTGCTTTGACCCGACCCATCCCCTTGGTTGTGGCTGGGGGGACGGCTTTGGCTGGTGGGTTCATGGGGGTCTTCGAGCGGGTGTTGGCCAAGCATCGAGAGGCCGGGTTCCCCATCGAGATTTCCGGCATTCGGCTGGCCAAAGATCCTCTCAATGCCATCGCTTACGGCATGTTGGTTCAGGCACAGGCCCAAGGTTGATTCAGGGGGCACCCGATGGAAACCCGGACCGTTACTCTCACTGTTCAAGTGGAAACCGATGCCCGAGTCGAAACCACAGTGTTTCGGATGGTGCCCGTTAGTTTCCAGATGTCCCACTATCATCCGGCAGTACAAGTTGGGTCCAAATGGGTACCTGCAAAGGCCGCCTATCTGGTTCTACATGGGGAGGTGTTTCCCCCAGAGGAGAAAGCCCCTGCCCTGCAAAACACTCCTCCGGTGGAAGGAAACACCTTGGAGGCATTCCTTCTGAAAATCCTGGAAGCTCAGAAACAGGGTCATGATGTTCATCTTGGGGATGACCCGTTGCGAAGGGCTATCTTTTTTGTGGACCAGACGACCGGGGAAAGTGATTCTCTTTCCATCACCCGCATCAAAGGGACCATAACTGGGGCGTTGCATCTGGCTTCGGCCTTTGCTGTTACAGAGGACCAACTTAGGGAGTGGATACGGTCCCCAGAAGGTCGGGCCAAACTCCTGAACCCTCAGATAAGATAGGGGTAGAACCATTTATTTCCAGCTTACACAGAGCATGAAACGAAGGTTCGTGGGAGAGCTTCGCCGTTATTGGAGCCAACATCCGAAGTATCGGGACATCGTCGATCACATCCAGGGCAAGTACAGTTTCCGAGAACGCCCTTCCTACGGCATCATCGTCAAGACCGGTTCAGGCACCAGAGTGGACTTGTCGGCAGACAACTATGTTGGGATTGTGAACAGCTACGTGTTCTTGACTCGGTACAAGGAATACCCTGGCATCGCCCTGGAATGGATACGGGAAGATTCTGTGGCCATTCAAGCCAACGGGGGGTCTTTCCCCTCTCCTCCAGGCATCTATTACATCGAGATCACGGCTGATGACGAGTTCTACGTAGACCCCTTGCTCGACGTGTATCATGAACAAGTGACCGTGGTGGATTCTTTCACCGTTCGACTTCAGAATGCTCCTTTGGCAGGCACGGTGCGGTTGTACGAAATGCCTGCCGGATACATGCTTCAAGAGGGGGTCAACTACTCTCTGGAAATCGGTCCCGATGGGAAACCCACTGGGGAGATCAATCTGGCAACGGCTCTGACTGGGGGCCGAACTCTGCAAGCAGATTATCGACACCCCTCGGCTTCGACTGGTCCTCATAAGTTCTTTCGGGGACGCGGAGACAACCGAGCCATTCCAGGGTGTGTGTTAGCCTTTGGTCAACGGGCAGCGACGGGAGACCGTTTAGCTGTGGTGGTTCAGGAGATCCGTCGTCCGGCTGCTTTGGAATTTGGGGGCAAATGGGAGTTGACCCTGGATTTCGATGTGGTGGCCCGTGATCCCGATGCACAGCAGGAAATAGCTGATCAGACGGTCATGTATCTTTGGGCAGTGTTGAGGTCTCAGTTATCCACTGAGGGTATCGAGATGACGGACCTCTCGCTCGGGGGAGAGTCCGAAGAAGTCTTTGATGAGACTGGCGATGACTACTTCTATAACTCAGCCTTCTCCTTGACTGTTCAAACGGATTGGTCACTTCATGTTCCGTTGCCCATTCTGTTGCGAAGTGTGTCTCCTGTGACCTTGGTCCAGTCCAGGGTCATTGCTGGACTCACAGATGAGCAAGTGGGGGACGTTACAACGAATCTTCAGGTCATGGAGACTCTCGGGTTGGAATGGGTGTCTGATCCGTTCTATGCCGGTCGGGACTTCGCTTTTGAGATCATTCGTTAGGGGACACCAAATGCCGGTTTACGAATTTCAGTGTTATGTGTGCGGGTTGAGGTTCGAGCAAGCCGTGAAAGTTGCCAACCGGGAAAAGCCCTCCCCATGCCCGAACTGTCAGCAGGCAGCCCCCCGGTCTATGCCTTCTCAGGTGAGTGGGGTGTTTCATCAAACGGCGACTGGTCCCGGACCCCAGAATACCGGGGTCTCCGAGTTCGACGCCCATGTGGACCGAGTCATTGGGGACCATGCCCAACAAGGATGGAAAGTCGCCGAGCAACGTGTTGGCGTGAAACGAAAGGTTTTGGCCAGGCATCCTGGAGCTAAGGGTTTGGATCTATCCCGACAACTCGATGGTTCCTATCAGCTTCTATCTCCAGAAGCCCGGGGGGTCATGGAGCGTTCCCTCGAAATCACCCATCTGGCAATGGAAGCCCGAAAGAAAAAGCCCCCCGAAGACTCCGCTAGTTAGTCAATATCCCAGACACCTAAGAGAGGGAGAGGACTGCTCCCTTGTCTCGAAGGCCATCCATGGTGGCCGCAAAACGCCTGGGTCTACCAGGTTGGTTTGATGTAACCGTTCGGGATAAACAAAATGTAAGAATTTCGAGCTATTCCACGCCTCTACCGGGAGGTTGGCCCCTATCGGGGGAAATGCACGGATGACTGGGCTGGCTGGTTTTTTGGGCTTGAGGTGTCTTAGTGTCCACGTATCTTGTTTACAAGGCTATTTCGCCATCCGGGAAGGTCTACATCGGACTCACCTCGAAGTCCTTGAAAGAACGGATACGTGCTCATCTCTCTAACGCCAAGTGGGTGACACATCGGGCCAATCGTTTTCGCCATGCCGTGCGGAAGTATGGACAAGCCTTAGTGTGGGAAATTCTGGGAGAGGGGTTGTCTTCGGAGCAGGCTTGTGAACAGGAGCGTTTCTGGATTGCATCCCTGCAAGCAACCAATCCCGAATTTGGTTACAACGGTTATGCTGGGGGCCAGTGTCCGGTTGGTCCACATCTGGAAGCTCTGCGGTGGGTGAATGCCCATCCCCTTCTACGATCTGACGGGCGTCCTTTTATCTCTGCACGCTCTGCCGCCCGTTTCATGGGCTTTACCGGCAATATGGATGCGGTGTCCAAAGCCATACGACGGGGAGGTGTATGTTGTGGTTTTGTCTTTCAGCGGATTTCCGTGGAGGACTATCTTCGGGTCCATGCCAAATTCCTGACCTTGCCGACGTACCAGGACAGTGAACCAACCCCCACACGACAAAAGGGATATCACCTGACTGCTGAAACCAGGGGGAAACTGTCTCGGTTACATCGAGATCAACCCCATTCTGAGACCCATCGGCGGAACAGGCTGATCGCCATTAGCAAACCGATCCGGCGGTCAGACGGACAAGTTTTTCCGTCGCTTTTTGAAGCCGGGAAAGCACTGGGGTTAAGCCAGGGTTCCATCTATCAGGCTATTAGAAAAGGGACACCCCGTAAAGGATTTACTTTTGTAAAGGAGGTGCTGCTATGAGTTTTCCTGGATCAGCATACAGTCCCCCAGGCGTCTACACCAAGACTTTGTTTGATAGCCCGCTCGCGGCGGCTCTCGATGCCCTGAAACTCCCGGTTTTCATCGGGGAGGGCAACGAGGCTCTGGTTCAGACCAATTTGGAGATCGTCCGTGGATCTTCAGCCACCGTGGACCAGAGGGTTGTTAGTGAGGATGAAACGGGTCGTGCCGTGGCATCCATCTCGGCTCTCGGGGCCGTGACCCTTGGTAACTGGGATGGCATTCTGGATCGTTTCAAGATCCGTAACCTTCCCATCACCACTGGGGACGGTACGGGTACCACGTCCAACAATCGTCAGGATGTGGCAGTCACAATCAACGGCAGCCCCGTGGTTGTGGTTTCGGTAAGTGGTGCTACGGGCTTGGTGAAGATTGCCCAGGCTCCACAGCCCGATGACGTGGTTCGTTGCACCTACTATTTTCATCGTGGCGATACCCTGTTCGTGGACAATGTGAGTGATCAGGTGGACCCAGAAACGGCCATCGTTCGGGCTGCTAGGGGCATCGTAGACATCAATGCCCCGACCCCCGGCACGGCAACTCTCGACCTGCATGGGGACATTCTGAGTCCAGGTGGTGGGGTTACTATCCCGGCCAACAACGTCCTTTTGCTCATGGTGGACGGAACTGAATATCAGATCACCATCCCGGCCAACGCGGCTTACACCATGCGGCAGGTGGCTGCGGCCATCACGGCAGCAGTTCGGGGAACCCTGACGGCTTCGACCTATGTGAATCCGTATGGGGAAACCACGCTGCTTCTGACCTCAACCTACAGTTTGTCGGTCAAGGAGGCGTCTGCAAACGCCATCCTTGGACTCACAACGGGTCAGGCAGACAACCGAGTTTCGACATTCTACGTGTTCAATGGTCCCATCGTAGACGGCACTGGCGGTGGTGTTACTACCACTGACACCTCAAAGGTCACGGTTCGGGTAGACGGGGTTCAGGTCATCCCGAAAACCGTGGACGGTTCTACACGAGCGGTCACGCTGACCCAGGCTCCCAAGGCTGGGGCGGTCGTGACTATGACCTACTATGCCAATACATGGCAGGACACGTTTGATTACCTGGCTCACCTGAACGTCACATCGATCACATCCTGTGGTGAAGTGCCCAGTGGCAACACCTTCATTCAGGGGTCAGATTTTGTGCTTCAGAGTGATCGGGTCGTTTGGGGAACGGCAGCCCTGGTTTCCTCAGGTGTTCACACAACGGGCATGGACTATTTTGATGACACTCAGGTCATCCCAACTCTGATTGACAACCGCACGTATCTCTCGGCCTGCACGGGCGTGGTCACGACCAGTGGTGGTGTGTCTACCACGTCCCGTCAACAGTTCACGTTGCCCATGTATCCAACCTTGGGCAATGGGCGTGACACATCCCTCGGGCAGTCTTTGTTCCAGAGTGTCACCAACAGCCGGATCGATGTTCCGGCTAATCGGCCGGATGTGGTTCGGGCCTACTGGGGCTATGACCCCCAGGATGCACTACTCCGGGGGCCAGTGACTGTCACTCAGGTCAATGGTTTGGTCATCACCCTGGCTTTGCCGGTTCCGGTTGGGGCTACTGTGTATGCAAGTTTCTACCACAACATGTTGGTGGACGAGGAATACACTCTGATTGCCACAATCATCGGACAATCCGGGGTTGGGCAGTATCAGATCACGAACGTGCTTGGAAGCAACGTCCTCAACCCCACTTTCGTGCAGGGGTCTAAGGGGGCTGGGCTTCTGGGCATTACCTTGGAGTTCCCAAGTGGTTCTGAGCTTTCCTCGGACGTTCATTTTGAATCCGTTTCCGGTACGGATTTCCTCGGTCCGGTTGAGGAGATTGTTACCGCCCAGTTCGCTTCTCGGGTGGCAACCCCGGCTCGGTTTGCCTTCCCTGGCTATGGGCCATACACCTTGGTTCCAAGTGCATCGGACTTCCTGCGCCTTATCATTCACGGCACCGAAATGCCGTCCTCAGCGGGCATCAATCTGAACATTCCCGCCACGGGCCATGTTGGAGGATTCTTTGCCCATCTTCTGAGTAACGAGATTGCCTACACGGGTGGAGCCGTGGGGGTCGTGGGCCAGAACTATGATGTGACCACCTCACAGGAGTTCAGTCTCTACATTGACAACGCCGAGGTGTTCGTTCAGACCGGGACAGATACTGCTCAGGACATCAGTTTCTTTGCACGGGCTATCAATGATGCGGCTTCGGGACATCAGGGGATGCCAGCGGCAGGCGGTCTGACCACTATCACATTGAATGCGGGCCTTCGCATCAACGTGAACGACCATTACAACGGTTGGACCATTGTCATTGGCCAACATGTTGTTGTGGGTGGACCTACCCCAGGCACGGTTCGCACGATCACGGACTACGACGGAGCCACTGGAGTAGCCACGGTTGCTGCTTGGGGACCGGGTCTGGCCCCCACGGTTGCGACCCCCTACTACACTTTCAACCCGGCGGCTCGGTCGGCTCTGGCTGGGGCCACGAACTTCAACGGTCCAATCACAATTACGGCTACGGTCAATGACCAGATCCGCTTCTACTACAACGGGGCTGCTTCTGGGGCGCTCACTGTAGACATCCTCATTGATCCGGGCACCTATGCCACTCCGGCAGCTTTGGCAACCCACATCAACGGCAAAGTCGTAGCCGCCATTCTGGCTTTGATGGGCGGATCGCCAAACCATCAGGGACTCGACATCGTGTGCGCGGCTAATGCCGGGAATCAGTTGGAATTCCGACTTCAGCTTCCGGGTCTGGATGGTTCGGGCTTCTTGCAGCTTTTGACTGCGCTGGGTGGTGCGGCCCGGACTTTTGCCACCCTGGCAGGGTTCGACACGGCAGCGGCAACCGCAAACGGTCAGGCAATTCTTCTTCAAGGGCCAGTGGCCACCACTTACGAGGTTCCGGCAGCCGGGTCGGCCAAGCTCTATGATCGCCTGATCTTGCGTAACCGGCTCGTGCCTGGTGGTGGGGCAGGTACCCTGGCATCACACCATGAGGTCACCAGTCAGTGTCGGTTGGGGGTCAAGACCGGTAACGACATGGCCGGGTTGGCCACGGGGGCCATGGGCTTGACCGGACCTGCGGTCGTGGGTGCAGCTTCTTTGGCGGCCCAATTCGGTTTCGGTGGGGGTATGAATGCCCTTTCCATGGTGGTCACCACCTTCTTTGATGGCACCGGAGCCACTGCTGCCAACAACGTGTTCTCATTCAACGTGGACGGTACCCCGGTCAGTGTGACTTTCCAGGCAAGTGCAGGAGGCACCGTAGCCGCTCTTGGCCCAGTGGATCCGGCCTGGAACGGAGTGGATGCCGGGGCTTCTGTCATCACTCAGATTGCCTGGGCCTTGTCTATCGTGCCCGGCACTCCGTTCGGGAACACCATTGCACTCGTCATGGCAACCGGAATGCTCCGACTCGAAGGAGCCGGGTTGCGAATCACGAGCCGCATCTTTACGGAAGCCTCACAGGTTTCCATTGGGGCTGGCTCGGCAAATGTGCCCCTTGGTTTCTCTTCCGGTCAGATTGCCTTGCGAACCCTGCCTGAAGCCGAAGTAGTAGCTTCTGCTCTGATGAACAACAGGACAGACACCTTTGTTTCTTGGGTTCAGAACATGACCACTTCGGATGCCAGCCGTTTTGCCAATCTGGGGTTGGCCGGAGTGGTGGCAGATGCGTCTGGGGAAACATATCTCTACATCCAAGACGCCCCAACGGCTGCCGGAAATCTGGGAACCGCCAGTACGGTTCTGGTGCGGGATACTCTGAACAGTGTTCGGAACGCCTTGTTCCCCGGAACGGGTCTCAATGCTGTGAACATGGATGGGGATACCGGAGAAGCCGCCATTGATGGCTTCTTCGTAGTCTCGAACGTGGTCAACGGATCTGGTTCTGCCCACGATTCCATTCTCAACAATGGTGTGGGCCAGGACGGAATCGTGGGGCAGACCTATCGAGATCTGGTCACGGGTCTGACCTTCACGATTCTGCCTCGGGGTTGGAGCACGGATCAGACTGGTCCGTGGGTGGCCTATCCGACGGGTGGAACGGCGACGTTCCGGTTCCAGGTGAGCAAGACCGTCACCTGCAATGCCAACACACCGATCAATGCCCTTCCAGGTGTCGAACTTCGGGTGAACAACACCCTGAACCTGGCCGTGAATGACACGGCCATTGTGAAAACCTACGAACGTGGTGGCGAAGAACCGGCTATCGGGGATCTCTACTACGTCACCTATGTTTACACGAAGGAAGATTTCACAACGGCCTTTTTCACCAAGATGTCGTCCATCGAGAAGGCATACGGAGCAGTAGACCCTGAGAACCCGTTGACCCTGGCAGCCTACATGGCCATCACGAACGGTGCAGTCATTGTGGGTTTGAAACAGGTTCTGAAGGCGACAGATTCTGGCCAGGCTTCTCTGGCTTCTTATCGGACGGCCATTGACGAACTGGAAGGAGTGCTTCCGGGTCAGGCTCTGCCAGACATCATCACTCCGCTCCGGGGTGATTCGACCGACCTCTATCAGGTTCTGAAACGGTCGAACAACAAGATGTCCAGCATCCGGTATCGGTCGGAGAGAACCAGTATCGTCGGTGTCATGGGTGGAATGTCTCCGGTTCAGGCTCAGACGATGGCCAAGGCTCTCAAGGACACCCGTATGCGGATGGTTTATCCGGATACGGCCCTTATCAGTCTGACCGACTATCTGGACGTGACCAAGGAATACTTGATTGATGGTCCGTTCCTGGCCGCCGCTCTTGTAGGTTCTGTGGTCAGTCCGAATGTGGATGTGGCAACACCTTGGACCGGCCGAATGCTGGTTGGTTTCACCCAGTTGGGTCGGGGAATGGATGCGGTTGAACAGAATCAGACGGCCCAGGCAGGCATTACGGTTTTGGAAGACCGGCCTCCATTCTTACGAGTTCGCCACGAACTCACAACCGACATGACCAATGTGTTGACCAAGCTCCCGACGGTGATCATGATTGCCGATGAGGTGCAACAGCAGGCACGGGGTACTCTGGAGAACTTCATTGGTATCAAGTTCCTGCCGGGCGTGCTCTCACAGATTGAGGGTCGTCTGTCCATGATGTTCAAGGCACTGGTACAGGCCCAAATCGTCGGAGCCTACCAGGGTATCAAGGCCACCGTGGCAGCTGATGATCCGACTGGGGCCGAGGTTGAGGCGTACTACACCCCGATCTTCCCGTTGCTCTATATCGTGTTGACTTTCCACCTTCGGTCCTCATCATAAGTACCGGAAAATAATCCTTGACTACTGTGCTGGTAACGGTACAGTACCGCATCAAGCGTGAACTCATCAATGCAGCCCCCGACCTGATCTATTTCGAGGTCACAGAGGACGAGCCTTACATGGACGTGTCCTATTTGCGGGGACGGTTAGTGGAACTGGGTGTTCTTCGGGTCGGTGATTTGCCTATGCTGTGCCAAACAGTAGATGGCAAAGGCCATTCAGGAGTGATCCATGCCCCACGCTCTTAGTCGAGGCTCCCGTGTCCGGACTCTCAAACCGTTCAAGGCGGAGTCCGGACACGGAGGTGGTGTTTCGGTTCCTGTCGGGGTACCGGGTACCGTTACTTTGGTGGATGAGTCACGACCGTCTGCTCAACTCATTGACCAGATGGGACCGGGGGCTTATTCCCCGTCTCGGTATCTCGTAAGATTCGAAGGGGTTCGTGGACAGGTTTGGATTGAGGATTCGGATCTCCAGTTCAAGTACGTGATGAAGGAGGGTGCCTTGTCGGAAGCCACAATGTCTTTAGTTCAACGGGTTGCTGCTCGACATTCACTTCACAAACGAGCGGCCGTCGCCAAGATTCCTCTCTATGGGCGGATGTTCGAGACCCACCTTACACCAAAGACCATCATCAAGGCGGTCTTGGCTCATTACCCGAACGCAGACCCTGCGACATTCAAGTGGGACAAGAAGCTGGCATCCTATCCGAACTATGGCACGATGTTCTACAACTGGACCATGAACTCCAAACCGGGGTCAGGTTTGTCTGAGGAGGCTCCCGCAGGGGGTGGCCTTCCAGATAGTGTTGTCTCAGGATCAGTTATAGTCGCTTTGGAACTGAACGGGGAAGCCATTCGGTCCTACGCCTACTTGAGAATCGACAATTAGTCCAGAGTCCCGGTACGAAGGGTGTGGCGAGTGGTACGACGGACGGCACGGGCGTAACGGATAGAGAGTGCCCGGGCACGACGACGGCCACCACGACCAGCACGGGTGCCACCACCGCAGCAAGGGCAGGAATGGCCACCGGGACCGTAATGGGCATCGAAGGCACGGCGAGTGGCATCCATCTTGAGTTCCTCTAGGCCACACTAAGTGGCATTTGCTTCCCTACTATGCGAGTCTGTCCTGAACTAAGCCGTCCACCACCTCAATCGCATCCCCGCGATAATTTCGACTGGAACCCTGTGAGTGTTCCGAGCCGCCAAGGCTTCGTTTGAAAGACCCCCATCGAACAGGTCCACGACATCCACGGTGTAGCCAAAGAGGTTTGCTAACTTTGCAGCCACCTGCCAGTCCCATGCCTGGACATGGGTGTTGTCCACGATGATGTGTTCTCTGCCATCTTCCAAGGCAAGCAGCAGTTTCATCTGAGCCTGTGCGTGAGCCTCTCCTATACGGGCAGAGTCGAAATTGTACTCCCCTGTGGAGAAATTCGTGAAGAAGTGGTCCGCTGAAACGATAACTGGGGACCATTCGGCTGGTGCCATGTGGTACGGAGTGGCTCCAGGGAAGGTCTTCGAGATATAGGTGCTCTTCCCGCTACCAGGAAGACCGCGTAGGATGGTCAGGCGTTTCATTAGTTCTCGCTCCCCGCCAGGTATTCGGGGCTCCGCATTTTGATCAAGAGCCTGCCCCTGAACCCGGGCACCTCGTCAATGACCTGTTGTTCGACCAAGGGGCGAATGACGATCCCCTCTCGCTTTTGCCCCGGACTGAACACGCTGGGACCATTTGAGGTTTCCTGAATGGTTCGACTCCCGAGCCATTCGCGGAGGGAACCTGCGAACAATACGGGCACGCGATGCTCTGGTGGGATCAGAGCAACAAACGCCTCAAACGAAAGGTACTGTCCGTCAACCTGCACATCGAAGAAGCGGATTACGTTCCGCTTCATGCCCTTGTAGTAACCCTGGATAGATTGACCCAGAAGCTCCCCCCGGAACGCCACGGTTTGTCCGGGGAACTTGGCAGCCGCCTCCTCCAGTATGGGAAGAACCCCGTCGGTTCGCACGGTTTCCCAATACATGTTGGCTTTGCCCTCGGCGGGTACTTCCTCAATCAGATAGTTCCGTTGTCCCACCTGAATGGTGCCGTCGGGAAGTCTACGAACCCAAAGGTTCGTACCTTCCAGCTTCTCCGTGATGCAGACGGGTTGATCCATCAAGAGTTCCACGACCCCGGGATAACGGTCCGCACCTTCGATGTCGTACACACCGACCCCGTCCGGCATGAGGAGCAGGTTTCCCACTCCCGTCAGCTTGATTGGGGGCTCGTACTTGGTGACCCCTAAGTGGTCCATGAGCGACTTGAAACCATCAAAGTGCGGCGACCTAACCTGATGTGTACAGGAATCTGAATCCCATATCATCCAGGCATCATCCAGGAGAGAACTGGGATCCGCCACCAAACCCTGAGACACCTCCCCACGGAGCTTGATGGTCTTGATCCGGTTCTTGTCCGAACCTGCCAACCTACCTACCAGTCCTAGCTTTTCAACGATCCCTGCGGGCAGAAGGGAGTCCACGGGGAAGTAAAGAACCGAGTCCCCCACTTTCCACTGATCCCGACCGACCACGAACTGGAAAGTCATTCTTTTCATTGTAGCCAGATCAAGCCGGTCGGCATTGGGGTGGTGTCGTACCGTGTCGATGATTTCAAGAGTCACGCCGAAGAAAGCCATTTTAGTTTTCCTTTGGGTTGTAGGGGCACTCTTCGTAGGTCCACGTACAGTTGAGGCAAACCACGTAGGCCACCTGCTCATTCTTGCTATCGGTTGCTGGGCACGTTTTTTCCGAGTCCATTTTCAGCACCTCCTGCCCATACTACTCTGGCTGTTGTCGGGCTAAGCCGTTGGGGGAGGATCCCCGAGATGTCCATGTAGGGGCCATGGTGGGGCTAACTGTTTCAAACGGGTGGTACACTCGCTACAACAGCCAACTTCTTGGAACTCCCGACCGCACTCGGTACAGCGAACAGTTATGACCGCAGGGAGAATGACGGTTGAGGCTGCGATCATGGCCGTCTGCAACTCCGGGGTAGAGACGGGAAGGGTTTCCACCTTCAGGGGGGCTGCTGTCAGAAGGGTTTCAACCTTCTGAATCAGGTAGATCACGTCAGGAACGGCTCCACGTCTTGGAGAGGACATGGACACACTGGACCAACGAGCCTTGATGGCTTCAAACTCAGGGTCCAATAACATGGGCTTCCCCTTTCAAGATATTCTACCCGTCCCCGCTTTTTGACCAGCAATCTTTCTTCTTGACAGTGGCGAGAACTGGCAATATACTGGGGTTATGGATGTGGCTCCCGAGCTTACCCTGATCGAGTTGGCCCAACAAACAGGCTACAGTGCTCGAACAATCCGATGGTATATCGCCGAAGGGCTGTTGCCGGGTCCGACCCAACAAGGCCCACATGCCCACTACACCCAAGAGCATTGTCAGAGGCTTCAGCAGATTCGGAGGTTGCAGTCTGAGGGTTTTTCCTTGGGGGCCCTCAAGACACGCTTGCTAGGACGCACCTTTGATGTTCAAACGTCGGGGGCAGCCTGGTTGGTCTTTAGTCCGCATCCAGCGGTACGGGTTGAGGTACAGCCCCGCACATGGTCTGTGGTTCAAGAGCGCCAGATCGGCTTGGCCCTGAAGGCTTTCCTTCAGACTGTCACAAAAAGTCTTGCCGGGAGCCAATCCGAAAACGACGTGCCAGCCGTCGGCATGGGTAACCTTGAGAGCATCAAGAAACTTTCCCTTGACCCGACACCATCAGAAACAGGAGAAACAGAATGAGTCTCGCCCATCTCGTCCAGGAACATCAGTTCGGGTCTATCGTCAATGCCCAGACTCATCAGGCTGTGCAATTGGCCATGCAACGGCTCCATCTGGCCGGAAAGGCAACCCCTGCCGGAGCTTTGCTTCAGGTGACCCATGCCTTTCAGTGCGCCGGGGATGCCACCCAGCCCTTGGAGACTCTCTATGTCTTCATGCTTCCACGGGACGGGGCACTCCGGCGTTTCAAGATCAAGGGTGAGGGGTTCGAGGTCGAGTCCTCCTTGAAACCCCGTGAGGAAGCTCGCAAGGAATACGAAGAGAACACTCAGAAGGGGCACCTGTCCTCGCTTGCCGAGGTTTGCCCTGACGGCATGGTCACCCTCACCATTGGCCAGATCCGACCCGGTGAAGAGATCCAGATTATCCTGGAAGTTGTGGCTGCCGTGGACACTCGGGATTCTGATTTCCGGTTCCGGTTTCCATTCACGCTGGCCCCGAATTACCATCCTCAAGCCAAGATGACGGCGACCCCAGAGGGAGGCAAGATCGAACTTCCGGCTTCTCTGTTTGGGGATCTTATCCTTCCCGAGTGGAAGTCAGACCCCTCCGGACTCGGGCTGCACCAGGTCAGTTTCAACCTCACGTTGGAGGGCATGGGCAAGATTGACACTGTGGGTTCCCCGTCTCATCAGATTACCACCCGTATTCGGGATGATGGGGTTGCCGAGGTCTCCCTGGCTGGTCTCGGTAGCAAGCCCAACTGTGATTTGGTCATCGATCTCCGTTCCCGTGAAACAGTGTCGGGGGTGTTCGCAGACGAGGCTCTGACTTCCAAGATCACAACCCCTGACGATCCCAAGACTCCAAAGGATGCCCCTTGTTGGACGGTTTCCGTACCGTCTAACGTGTTTCCCAAGGCTGTTGGTGTTGCTCGCAAGGTGGTCTTCGTTCTTGACCGTTCGTTGTCAATGCAGAACCTTCGCATTGAACGGGCGAAGGTGGCCCTGAAAGCTGCCCTTTCGGCTCTGGCTCCGACAGATGAGTTCGGGCTGGTTTCCTTCAATTACACACCCACTCTGTTCCATGAAACCTTGGTTCAAGCCACGGATGCCAACCGGGTCACGGCCCTTCAGTTCATCGACCGGATCCAGGCAGACGGGGGCACTGAATTGGAGGGGGCATTGGCCCAAGCAGTTCAGCTCCTCAATAACCAGTCAGGGGACATCTTCCTGCTTACAGATGGAGAAGTTGCAGGAACTGGTTTCGCTATCGAGTCTATGGCTGTTTCCAAGCCCAGGGTCCATGTTTTGGGCATTGGCGATGCCAGTCAGGATCGTTTTCTGGCTTCTCTGGCCCGGCGAACCGGGGGGCTTCAACGTATGGTTGGGGCCAATGAGGATGTCATAGCCGCCGGAATGGAACTGTTCAATGCAGTTCGGCAACCTCGACAGGAACTCGTGAGGGCTGCGGTCCTGTTTGGCAAGGGGAAGAAGGCACAGATTCAGGACCACCATGTCCCGGTTGTATGGGAGGGACGCCCTGTCCTAATCACGGATAATGGTCAGACGGGGGAGACGATACCTATCGGAATCGAGTTTACCCTAGCTGATGGAAGCACCGTGGAGGCTCTAGGTTTGGTGCCTCAACCTACGGCAAATGGTCTGATGGCCTTGCTTTGGGCAGGTCGGAAGGTGGCGGATCTGGACTCGGCACTGGACATGTCTCAGGGATCGGAAGCCTCTCGCAAGCTGTTTGAGACGGAACTCAAGGAGATATCCACTCTCTATGGGATCGCCAGTCGGGTGATGAGTCTGAGTGCTGTGGTCAAGCGGGTTGGGGATCAGGCAGATCTAACCATGCAGCAGCAGGTGGTTCCGGTTGGAATGCCTGGTGAGATGGTGGGGCAAGATTTCTGGGGCATGAACAATGGTGTGCTGCGTTCGTGTGGTTCGGTCCCAAGGCTGAGTGCTTCAATGGATTTCGCCCCGGACCCGACCCAGTATTCCTGCAACCTGTCGTACAGTGCCTTGCCAACCCGTAGCCCTTGGAGGTCCAGTCAGTCTACGACAAAAGGACTCACGGGACAAAGTCTGGGCATGGGTTTCGATTCAGATGTGGACTATGAATCTCTTACAGGTAACCTGAACATCCAGACTGTCCATGCAAAAGTGTCTTTTGGAACCCTGGGTGTGGCTCCTAGTACCGAAGCCGTTTTCTCCATCCTGGGCACCCTTCAGGCAGACGGGGGGCTTCCCGGTTCGGATGTTGATACCCGGCTGGTCAAGACGGCGGTCTTCGCCCTGGCGGTACTCTGGATTGAGGTCAACGGAGCTGTTCGGCTCTATGCCAACCACTTGCGGCGGATGGCTGATTTCCTGGAGAGCTTTGCCAACACCAAGGACCATGCTCTGATACAGCGGTTGGCTCCTCGGTTGCGGGCTGCTTCCTATGGGATTGCTGGGAATTGGTCCTGTCTTTATGACCAATTGGTTACCTCTGCCACTACCCCCAAGGTCGCCCGAGAGCAGCTTTGGGCCGCTCTATAGCCTTCTTCGACCCCATCGCTATCCAGTCTATAATCCTTGAAGGATGCAGGGCTTGATGAGATAGTCTCGTCAGGCGGCCAACAGAGAGGTATACAATGCCGAATCTCGACAAAAACCCCCAGAGTGGTGTCGGTGGTACGTCCTACATGTACGATTTTGGGACAACCCCCAACACCCGCACGGCGGTCAGTCAGAAGGTCCGGATTCTGACCCCTCATTATGGGGACACGAAGGCTTTGCATCAGATGGGGGTGGCCAGTAGTTTCAATCCCACGATGGGCCGGGCCAATGAGCCTATCCGTGGGATCGGCTTTGGTGATCAAATTGCCGAGCTTGTCCCGTCCATTTCTGATGTGGTTTCAGTCACCATGGAGCGGGCACTCCTCTATCTTTGCAATCTCTGGCAGGCAGCGGGCTATGCTGGTGGAATTGACGGGCCGGTTCGTAGTCTTGCCCATCATCGTTGGCCTTTTGATGCCGAGATGCAACTGGTTTTCTCGACTCTGGCTGATGCGGATCTCGGAGTGCCCAATCAAGGCTATTCGGGAACCAGTGGCCAGTTTGATGGCGGAGTCAAGGCAATCAGCTATCCCGAGGTCACGAAGGACAATCGGAAGGGCAACTATGCTGGCGGAATGCCTGGGGATAACCGGGGTCATTCGGCCATCATCACGATTTTCGAGGCATGTTGGTTCAAGTCTTGGTCTACAACCATCTCCAAAGACGCGGGTCTTCTCATGGAATCGGGAGACATCGACGTGAGCGATGTCCATGATTTTGCAAGTGTCTATGGTGAGTTCCTTGCCACGGGTAACGATCCGACCATTGGCCAGTTGGGATCTATTCGGTTTGCTGAACAGGGCTATAAGATCTCACAGGCCGGTCGTGGAGTTGGGGGTGGCAGTAGTCAGAGTCTCTTTGCGGCCAATGCCGTCAACGTAGCAGTCTAATCCCAGGCGGTATAGTGAACCTGGGTAGCAGATAAACCCGGTCATGGGGACCGTGGATAGACAGATGAACGGATGCCCGACCCTGATTCGTTGTGCTGACCTGGTTCTAACACCTGCCCCGTCCCCATGGGGACGGGGCCGGTTGGCAAGACGGATGTAGCCAAACTGGCCGGATCACTCTAGTTGGGCTGTCCTAAACTGTCTGCTGCCCCTGAGAAGATGAAAGAGGGACGTGCATGATAAGTTTGGAAGCCCTTGAAGCCGCTCTAGCCCCCCTGACAGCCCTTTCCGGTGGCGAAGCATCCTTTGATGTGGGGGGTACTCCCATCACTCTTCGGGTGTTGAACACCGACGAAGAGATTGATGTCCAGAAATACGCCTCTTTGCCGGTCACTTTGGTTGAGGATTCCGAGGAGAAAACTCAGACGGTTGCCCTGGAATACCTCGAACGCTTCAAGATCGGAATTCTGGCCCATTCCATCGTGCGGATTGGGTTGACCGACCTGCACGATGTCAAGTTCGTGGAGACCACTGAGAAACTGGGCAATGGCACCTCGGTCAAGATCCCCAAACCCAAGGTGGTTCGGGATTTCCTGACACGACTCCCTGGTGGTTCCCAGATCGTCGGACGCCTCTACCGGAAATACCATGAGCTTCTGTCGAGGGTTGAGAAGGATGCCGAGAAAGCGATAGTGTTCGAGCCAACTGACACGGATGCCGAGATCGAGCGTCTTGAGACTCGGTTGTTGGCCCTCAAGAGTGAGAAGGAGCGTACAGCCAGTCCCCCGAGTGGTGGCTTGACCGAGCAAATCAAGAGGGTGGCTGCTTTGGAGGAACCCTCGACAGAGGAGGCTTCTGTACCACCTCCATCCCCTGTAGTTCCACAACAACCACAGAAGAGACAGTCCATCATCCCTGGTCAGGGGGCCGCCCCGGTTTCGGGACCAGCACCTACTCCGCAACCGCCTCCCGCTCAGTCTGTCGAGGATGAAATCGAGGATTCGTTTGTAGACACAGGGGATTCTGATGCGATGGCTGATGCCATCGCACGGGAGAATGCACGGATTCGAGCCAGAAGGGCGGGTATGCCCTCACCTACCCCGGAACCCGAATCAGCCCTTTCAGCGGTTCATGAGACAATTCGGCGACCCCCCCAGGGGTTTGTCAACCCGGCTCTTTCTGGGGTCAAGCAAGCTGCTATTGCGGCGGCCCAGCAGTCCGAAACGGAACAGGCAACTTTAGTGGGCAAGAATGAACAGGGAGTCGAAACCTATCGGATGCCTGTTCAGGAGTTGGCTACGGTGCCAACCCCCAACCCGGATGCTCGACCGGCCCCATTGAACCGAACAGGGGAGGGACTGGGGAGGAATCCTCGATTCCGACCTGCGAGCAGGTAATGGATGCCACTCCCACGCACAACACCTGAACAACGTGGGCATTTCTATGATGACACTGAGTCCCTGATTTCACCTGGCTTCCTCACTCATCCGGTCACTATTGCGGGCACACAGTTCTCTATCCGTTCCCTTTCCTCTGGTGATCTGTTTCTACTTCGAGCCAGGGTTGGACTTGGGACGGACGCTCAATGGAAAGATTGGGCTATCGCCACCTCCATTTGGATCCTTGACGGCTATGTTTTGTTGGGAGAGGCCCACGCGGTTCCTCGGGTTTATCAAATAGTTCGAGAGCTTCCCCGGCCTGTCAAGGACGTATTGTTCTCCCTTGTCTTGGGTTTGTTCAATCGGCAAGGGAAAGCCATCAGGGCGGCCGAGGCATATTGCTATGAGGCAGTGGCTAGATACAAATGGAAAGCCTGTGGGGGGCGTTTGCGACCTCCGGGTCTGCCTGGGGCCAAAACTCTAGGGGTCACTCCTGTTCAGGAGATGTGGACGGCTTTCAATGTTGCCGAGGATCTACATCAACAAGATGAGGCCATGTGGGGAGGTTTCAAGCTGGTCACGTCGGCTTCTTCTCCCAAAGGAATCAAGAAGATAGATGCGGCGGACCAACAAAGGCATCGGTCTGAGGAAGAACGACGCCATGCGATAATGGACCGTTTCTATTACACCCGGATGGGTGTCTTGTTGGATGACGGGAAGCCTAAAGCCAACTCTCAGGAGGCACAGGTTCTGGGGCCGAAGTCTCCAGATGACTTGGCCGAGGAGATGCGAAAATGGGTTACTGGTGAAGAGGATTGGCACGACCGGGTGGTGACTGAATACAAGACACGGGTGTCTAATGCCTATGCTCAGTCAAAGGTTGAGCAAGAGGAGCGTCAACGGGTTCTGGAACGGATACGTCAGGAACAACAGGGGGATCAGCAAACCTTGACCCCCATGATAGCCTATACGCCCGAACAGCTTCAGGCTCTGCTCCGTGACCGTGATCCCGGACGTGCTGCGGGTGTGAGATGGGTTGCAGGGGGACAGCATCCCCGCGATCATATCTATGAGAAGTTCCTAGAGAGGGCACCTGATGCAGGGAATCTCCAGGTGCAGGACGGGAAGCTGGTGGTAGCTGAGAATCGAGATTTGACCGAACAGGTTGATGACCGGCAGGTGGTATTCCATCCTGGTCCTGTTTCGGAGCAAGGATAACCAATGGCTCGGAAGAACACGAATGCCACGGTTTTGGAGATGGGGGTCAAACTTGAGACCCGTTTCTTCAAGCAGCTTGAGAGTCAGGTCTCAAAAGCATTGGCACCCGGTATAGACAAAGCCTTTGGTCCCGATCTGCAACGTAAGATCACCAAGACCCTATACAAATCTTCGGCGGAGATGAAACTACTTGGAACGGAGATCTTGGCGATCCAGGGCAAGATGCGGCGGAAGGGTATAACAGACGAGGCAAAGCAACAGCTCAGGAACGATCTCAAACGTACAGGAATACAGTATAAAGCACAGGAAAAGCGATTCAAGACAGAGGCGGCCCATATTGCAAAGCTCGGTCCCATGCTCAAGAAGGCTCATGCCTTTGGGGAAAAAGCCGAGGCATTTGGTGCTGGAGGAGCCAAGATCGGAGAAGAGATTGGAGAGACCGCCGCCGCCGCTTTCGAGGGGAACCTCAGTGGGGTGTTTGCCAAGCTGGGGGCTGGGGTCAAGGGCCTCGGAATGGCGGCTGTTCAGCAGCAAGCAAAGGGAGGTGCTGGGGCTGGTGCTATGGGGGCCATTGGAGGTGTTCTGACCAAAATCGGCCCCGCCTTGATGGCCATTGGGGCAATCGCAGCCGGGTTCGCGGCAATTGCCAAGATTATCATTGATGCAGATGCAGCAGTCAAGGAGTTGAACAAGGCCATCCTGGATGGGGGGGTTGGTGTCGGGGATCTTGCGGACAAGTATGGGGATGTGGACCTCAGTGTTCGAGCGGTCACCGCTAGTTTTGCCGACGCCTGGAGTCTGAATCGAAAATGGGGAACCACAGCCAAAGACCATTTGGAAATCCTGGGAGGTTATGCTGAAGCTGGATTGACCATGAAGGAGATCGCTCGTGGAACCCGGAGTGCCGAAGAGGCCATGACCCGTTACCAGGATGCGACCGAGAAGGCCATGGTCTACTCCAAGATTTTCGGAACTGGGGCCAAGGAAATGGCCGAAAACATGGGATCTTGGATGGAAGATCTAGGGGGCGACCTGGATAACGTAGCCAACAGTTTGTCGGCCATTCATGTTGCGGCCATGGACTCGGGGTTCTCGACCAAGCGTTTCTTTGGACTTCTTCAGACGGCCACCTCTGGAATGTCCATGTATAACGTCCGATTGTCAGAAGCGGCTGGACTCCTGGTCAAGCTCGGGAAAGTGTTGGGGGTCAAGAAGGGTGCTGAGATGATGGGGGGTTTGACCGGGGGGTTTGCCGATCTGGGGATGCAAGAGCGGTACAAAAAAGTGATGATGACCGGCGGCAAGATGAAAGGGCTGATGAAAGGTTCTGCCCAAGCAAGGGCCACAGATCTCTTGGGCGTGAAAGGGGCCAAAGAGGCTTTGGGGGGGACAGCATTGGAGGGAATGGGGCCTGAAGAGATGGTGCAAGCCCTTGGCAAGATGGGGACACAACAACAGGCGAACCTATTGGCCACCCTTCGCGGCAAAGGGGGTGACGAACTCGCCAACCAGATGCGTGAAGTAGCCAAGGCAGCAACGGGAGCAGCCGGAGGAGCCGGAGCACAGGCCGCCGGGTTGGGATCCTTAACCATGGGAGGGAAGCTAGCGGCTCAACTATATGGGGCACG